ATGGAAACAATCATCACCATCATTGCGGCGATAGCGGGTATCGCGTTCTGGATCGGCCTCATAAATCCGAAGTGGGTTTTTATGCCAAACCGAAAAAATTCATCATTATTTTACCTTGCTATATGTCTGATCACTGCCGCTGCGGGGGCCAATCTTTACCCTACCCAAAAAACAGCTAAACCAGTAAGAAATACAGAAGCAGATACCAGCAGCACAGCCAATTCCCTAGAAATGTCGCAGCAGCCAGCTAACACGGTTGCCGCTGATGTTGGCGTTATTGATTTTTCTGAGGTGACAAAAAATCTCCCTGCGCACTTGGCTAAAGAACTTGTAAATTTAAATCTTTCCATTGTCCCGGTGATGCAGGATAAGACGCTTATTGTCGCATTCCATTTCGACAGCATAGAAGAGTTGCAAGCAAGGAGCGCCGTTCAAACGGTTTGTTATACCTACTTCAATACGGGCAAGAAACAGCGAGCGTGGAAGGCTGGAGCAGTGGAAAAAGTCTTCATCACTAACGATATCCTAACCAAAGGTTTTGTATTCAACGGTGGTGATAAAAGTTGCGATGAATGGGCAAAAAAAGCTGGAGATGAGGGAGATAAATTCTTAAATGAGAAGCTTCAAAAAAGCAGATTTGTAGCCATAAACAATAAATAATTTCACTGATTGAGCGCCCATAAAGGGCGCTCTCACTTCGCTATAACACCAAACTTAACTGATCTTCGCCGTGATGACTTCGCGGGAAAACATCTTGCGGAACTAGTGCGCCGGGGGCGGGCTGGGTCTGGTTTAATGATCCGTCAATTTCCGTCATGCTGGTAAAACAATAACCGCATAACATGTTTTGACATTGGTGGTAACTGCGCCGCACTAATACGCTCAACTCAACACTGGTACGAGTTTTTGCGATTGCACGGCAGCGAGGACAGCGCATTGCCATATGCGGGCCTCCTCTGGACTGGTTAATATCACGTCAAGTATAACGCTTAATCCGCTGACTCGTCACCCGCCTCAGCCGTCCACTCGTCGATCTTCACCTCCAGTTCCAGAGAAGTAGTGAAACCACCGCTACCGATATCATGTACACAACGGGTAATTGTCCAATAACCGTTATCAATCGTGGACTTAAAGCCCGATACGCTTGCCGGTTGCTCAGGGTACAAATCCGCCCGGCCCCGCGCCAACGTGATGGAGAATGACGCCGCGCCACGTTGTAACTGGCTCCACTTCGCCGCCGCCGCCCGCTTCGCAGCCTTATCTGTTTTAAACGTTTTGCGGATCACAAATACGTTACCTTCCGCGCCTGCCATGTAATCCCCTTCCTTGCTGCTTGAGGCCGGTTCTTTGGCTTTCTTCGGCTTCGTTGTCCTGCGGCGTCTGCGGGTGTTTGTCTGTACCGTGGTGGCGGGCTTTTTCCCGAAGTTCAGATCCAGCCAGTAAGCAGTAACACCGGTATACGCATCACGATCGGCAATACTAAAGCTGTGCTTGTCGCCGCTTGCCCGCACAATGCTGATTGCCGGTAGTGGCTTACCGCTCTGGGTTAACCCCTGCCCTGGAGTGATGAAAAGCAACATGCCATTTTTGACGGTGGCAACCGCCCCAAGCATATCCGCCATTCTGGTGAGAAAGCTGATATCTGATTCACTGGTTTGGTCTGCGTGGTCGATGTCAAGCTTCGCCAGCTCTTCGCTCACCCCGGCGCGCAGGTCGTACCGGCTGGCGATGCTGGCAACTACGTCGCCAACGGAAATATCATGCCAGGAGTATTCACGCTTCACGTTGAACGTGTCGCGAAAGTCTGCGCTGCGGGCGCTTATTGTGAGCTGGTCAGGCGGGCCACGGTGTGCAACCTCGTCCACGGTATACAGCCCTTTAAATACCAGCGGGTCATTATCCCAGCCCAATGAAACGGAAATCTTCGCGCCGCGCGATGGCATAACGATCTGTCCGTCTGAATCGTCCAGGGTGAGATCAAGCGTATCCGCCTCAAATCCCCGGTTATCCGTCAGCGACAACGAGATCAAACGGTCATCCAGTGCCGTGAGTTGCTTACCCTCAATTTGAATACTGAACGCCGGGCGGGGAGAATATCGCGCATCATCATCTAACATCATGTTTCCCTCAGTAGTGAGGGTAACATCGTCGCCACACGCGCGCGTACAGACAACGCGGGGCTGTTGTTGCGGTCTGCTGACAATGTTAACGCCTCGCACAGGCTGGCAATTGTCGCAATGATAAGTGGCAATCATTGACTGGCGAGGCAACTACATGGCCACAAATTACCATCATGGCGTAACCGTCACAGAAACCACCGATCTAAGCACGATGATCACCGATATAGATTCGGCGGTTATCGGCGTCGTTTGTATTGCTGACGATGCAGATGAAGACGCTTTCCCGCTGGATACCCCTGTACTCATTACCCGCGTGGCTAACATGCTGGGCAAGGCAGGCAAAACCGGCACCCTGTTTACCACCCTGAAAGCTATTTCAGACCAGGCCAGCCCGCAGACCATTGTGATCCGCGTCGCTGATGCATCAAAAATCCCACCGGTCGAGGGGAAAACCTCTCCAACACAGGATCAGCTTGTTATTGGCGGTACTGACCCAACTACCGGTTTGTTTACCGGCATGTATGCGCTTTTATCGGCTGAAATGCGCGTTGGTGTGCGTCCGCGAGTGCTGGCTGTTCCTGGCCTTGATACTCAGCCAGTGGCGGCACAACTCGGCGTTATCGCTGAGAAGCTGCGTGCCTTTGCTTACGTGTCCGCAAATGACTGTAACACCATCGCGGAGGCGAAGGAGTACCGCGAGAATTTTGCCCAGCGTGAAATGATGGTTATCTGGCCTAACTTCATCTGCTACGACACCAACGCAGGGGTAAACGCCACCGTGCCGGTGGGTGCTCATGCGGTAGGGATGCGCGCCAAAATCGACGCAACGCAGGGGTGGCACAAAACTATTTCTAACGTGCCGGTAAATAACGTGCTGGGGATGGATCGCGATATCTATTTCACATTACAGGGCACCGACACCGATGCGGACGAGCTGAACGCGGCAGGCGTCACCACCCTGATCAAACAGGACGGCTTTCGCATCTGGGGATCGCGTACCTGCGACGAAGAAACCTACATCTTTGAGAGCTATACCCGTACCGCTCAAATTGTGGCGGATACCGTGGCAGAAGCTCACTTCTCCTATATTGATAAGCCGCTCACCCCGTCCTTGGTGAAAGATATCGTTGACGGTATCAACCGTAAACTGACGTCCTATGTGACCGCTGGCAAATTGCTGGGCGCACGCTGTTGGTACGATCCTGAACCGAATACCAGCGAAACGCTGCGCAACGGGCAGCTCACCATCAAATACAACTACACGCCTGTTCCACCGCTGGAAAATCTCAGCCTGGTGCAGGAGTTTACTGATGAATACTTCGCTACGTTTTCCAGCGCAGTGAATAACTAACCGGGGGCGTATATGGCTCTGCCTAGAAAACTCAAATACTTCAACATGTTCTTTGACGGGGATAACTATTTCGGCATGGTGCCGGAGATCACCCCGGCGAAGTTAACCCGGAAGACAGAGGATTATCAGGCCGGTGGTATGCCTGGCTCTGTTGCCGTCGATCTCGGTTTTGATGCCGGTGCGCTGGATATGGATATCACTCTGGGTGGTATTGATGCCGGACTGATCAAAAAATGGGGTATTGCGACTGCCGATGGTATGCAGACCCGTTATGCCGGTTCTTACCAGGATGATTCAACCGGCGAAGCGGTACCCGTTGAAATCCAGACGCGCGGGCGCTTCACAGAGATGGATCCCGGCACGTCTAAAACCGGGGATGATACTTCTCATAAGTACACCCTGAAAAATACCTATTACAAGCTGACCATCAACGGTGAAGAAATTATTGAAGTTGATGTTCTCAATATGATCTACAAAGTTGGCGGCGCTGACATGATGGAAAAACACCGCGCTAACATTGGCTTATAAGGAATTAACGCACCATGACCAAAGCAACCCAAAAAGAAGACGTCCAGCTCACTACGCCAATCGTTCGCGGCAAGACAGAGATCACTGAAATCACGATCACGTCAGTATTAAAGCAGGCCGGATCGCTTCGTGGTTTGAAAGTCTATGACGTCCTGACTTCAAACTATGATGCGCTGATTGTTCTGCTACCGCGCGTCACTGCTCCGGCATTAACCGCTGACGAAATCGCACGCATGGATACGTGGGATTTTTGCCAACTTGCCAATGCGGTGGTTGATTTTTTGCAGCCTCCTTCGGATCAGAGCGAGACGGATACGGGCAACGCATCATCAAATGCCCCTGCGAACGCATAGAAAACTTAATGGCGGATATCGCCGTCATTTTCCACTGGCGACCAGCGGAGATGGACGCCATGACGGTAGAGGAACTTCTGTTATGGCGTGATCAAGCCGCCGCGCGCAGTGGCGGAGATCACTAAATGGCAGACCGCAATTTAAGCATCAAGGTAGCTTTCAGCGCCCTTAATAACATGTCAAACCCGGTTAACGCGGCGCGCCAAAGTGCCGCCGCGTTGGCTTCTCAGATCAATCAGACTAAATCCAGCATCAAAGGGCTTGAGCGCTCAGCATCAAGCTTTGACCGGATCACCGCCGCCAATAAAAAAACCACTAATTCACTGGCAGAAGCCAAAGCAAAAGCGCGCGAAATGGCGGCAGAATTTGGGCCGTTACGCCAGCGCAGCGCTGAACAAGTCACGGCTCTCAACCAGCAGCGCGCAGCCATCCGGCAGCTAATCCAACAGCAGCAGGGTGAACAAAACCAACTCAATCAGCTCCGTGCGGCGTTTTATCGCGAAGGTATCGCGATTAACAGCAGTAGCCGGGCAACCGATCAAATCCGGCAACGCACCGAACTTTACAACCGCCAGTTGGCAGAGCAGCAACGCCGGTTAGCCAGCGTTACGCAGGCGCAAGCTCGTTACTCGCGGGCGCAGGAAACGGGCAGCAAAATGATGGGCGGAGGCATGAAGACCGCCGCAACTGGTGCGGCTGTTCTGGCTCCTGTTGCCGCCGCCATCAAAAGTTACAGCAGCCTTGAAGACGCCATGAAGGGCGTTTCCAAACAGGTTAACGACTTGCGAGATGGTGGCGGCAATCGTACAGCTCAGTACGATGAAATGGAAAAAGCCATTAAGGATGCAGCCGAAAAGCTACCTATGCCAAATGGCGCTGTTGACTATGCCGCGCTGGTCGAGGGTGGCGCACGTATGGGCGTGGCGAACAGTGATGATCCATGGCAGAAGCAAAAACAGGATTTACTTACCTTTGCCAACACTGCCGCCATGGCCTCAAAAGCGTTTGAACTTCCCGCCGATCAACTGTCGGAAAGTCTGGGTAAAATTGCCGGGCTGTACAAAATCCCTATTCAGGATATCGGTAAGTTGGGCGACGTCATCAACTATTTAGACGACAACGCCACCTCAAAAGGGTCTGATATTATCGAGGTGTTGCAGCGCGTGGGTGGTGCTGCCGATCAGCTCGGCTATCAGAATGCCGCCGCTTTAGGCTCTACCTTTTTAACGCTGGGTGAGCAATCAGAAACAGCGGGTACCGCTGTCAAAGCAATGGTGCGGGAGCTGGGTAACGCGATGGTGCAGCCCGATCGGTTTATGGAAGGGCTGGACGCGCTGGGGCTAAACGCTGGGAAGGTACAGAAGAACATGGCAAAAGACGCCATGGGCACCATTATGGCGGTAATGGAAGCCACCAAAAAGCTGGAGCCGGATAAGCAACTTAACGTACTTACTCAGCTCTTTGGGGACGAGTATGCAATGGCGGTTTCAAAAGTTGCTAACAACCTACCAGAACTGCGCAGACAACTGGAGCTTACGCACGGTGTTGCTTCCAAAGGCTCAATGAAACGAGAGTCTGATATTGATAAAGATTCTCTTTCCTCCCAAGCCCAGATTACCAAAACAGGTTTCTCAAATATTTTCAGTGCATTAGGCGAATCTCAACGCACTGTATTAATGGGGATCATGAAGTCGATTGACGGAGTTCTCAAATCAGTACGCGGCTGGATTGAGGCCAACCCTGCACTGGTTGCCGCCATCATGAAAACCGTCGCCGCGATTGGCGCAATACTGGTGGCTGTGGGTTCGTTAACGTTGGCCCTCGGTGCCATTCTCGGCCCGATGGCGCTTGTACGCCTCAGTTTCACCATGCTAACCGGTGGCGGTGGAATTGCATCAGTGATAAGCGGAATTACCCGTCTTGGTAGCGCGTTCACATGGTTGGCAGGCTCACCCATGCAGGCGTTGCTAACTGCTGGGCGCGCCGTCTTTGGCCCATTGATCACGCTGCTGGCGGGCATCTCTGCCCCGGTATGGGGTCTTATTGCCCTCTTTGCCGCCGTCGCCATTGGGATCATTCAATTCTGGCAACCTATCAAGGCTTTTTTCAGCGGTTTCTTTACCGGGTTGATGAATGGCTTACAGCCGCTCTTTTCGATTGTCTCTTCCGTATTTTCGCCGCTGGTACCGATGTTCGACGCTATCGGCTCCGCGCTCAGCACCGTTTGGGGCTGGTTCACCAAACTGTTTGAGCCGATCCAGTTCTCCACTGAGGCGCTAAAATCCTGCACCAGTGCAGGGGAAAGCTTCGGCAACATTGTTGGTGGGGCTATTTCTCTGGTTTTATGGCCGGTTGAACAACTCTGGAAGGGTCTGGATCTGGTACTGGAAAAGCTGGGCCTAATCCCTGACCAGGCGGAACGAGCCAAAAAAGCAGTTGACCAGTTAAACACAGAGAAGAAACTCACCGGCCTGGCGGATACGCTCGCGGGAGATCTGAAAGCTGTCACCGCTCAGGGGAAAAAAGAAGAAGAGAAAAAGGAACAGAAGCGGAAAACGGAACAGAGCCAGCAGCAGCAGGCGCTTGTTAATAACCTGAAAGGCCCGGCGAACCTCGCGCCGAAGATCAGCGGCAGTCTGGATAAAATCGCCAGCAACACGGCAGAGAAGAAAGACGGCCCCGGCGAAATCGTCTTCAAGAATAAGCTGCCATACATTCCGATCCGCGGTGGTTATTCCGAACCGGTGCAACAGGCTCAGCGGCAGGTGCCATCTCTCACGGCATGGATGCAGCAACAGGCCGGCGCGCTGTTTTCTTCGGTGATGCCGTACAGCGTTCAACAGTCTGCCGCCCGTTCGCCAGTCTCTGCCGTTCCGTCTGCGGCATCCGTGGCGGCGCTGGTGCCTGGCGGCGACGTGTTTAACTTTCAAATCAATATCAACGACGCGGGTAAAATGGATGAGCAAAAACTTGTTCAGCGCATCCGCGAAGAGTTCACCGTTGCCCAGCAACAGGCCGCACGGCGTAAACGCTCGCAACTGACCGATCACGGATAAGGGGTTAAACCATGATGATGATATTAGGCATGTTCCCGTTTGCCCTGCAAACCACGCCTTACCAAACGGCAAACCAGGCAAATACATGGCGGCATGTCAAAAACGATCGCGTGGGGAAATCCCCGCGCTATCAGTACATCGGGCCAGATGAAGAGCCGATCACTCTCTCCGGCACCTTGTACCCCGAAATCAGCGGCGGCGACGTATCGCTAATTACGCTGGAGACGATGGCCTATACCGGCAGAGCCTGGCCCCTGATTGAAGGCACCGGCCGGATTTACGGAATGTATGTGATCGATGGACTGACGCAGAACCGGGCGGAGTTTTTTTCGGATGGTAAGGCGCGGAAAATTGATTTTATGCTGAGCCTGAAACGGGTGAGCGAAGATATTCGTGAGAAGCTGGCGGAAGTGACGAACAGTGATTTTATGTCGGCGATTCAGTCAGACTTATCCCTATAAAATTAAAGCGGGCATCTTGCCCGCTTTAGCTGCAGTACAGTCATTTCTATCTGTCCTCGATGCGCTGGCCAACACAGTTATAAATGACTATTTGCTTGGTTTATCTGGCCAGGTGATATTCGGAGCTTTCGATGTGTCTATGGCTTCCAGTACATCCAAATAGTCCAGCCAGCGATTATATTGCGCTAATTCATCCCCTTTTAAGCGGCCAATGGCTGCTTTGCCCGGCCATTGCTTACTACTCATATGATCATTCGCTGCATTGATTTTTGACTGTTTCTCAACCTCGGATTGTTCGATAAGTTGTTCATGAGTCAAAGGCGGGATATCAATCCATGCGGGATAACCATTGTTGTCAGCTCCCCGCTGCTTTCCAGATGGCGCGGGAGCTGTGAACTCAGAGAATACAGCTTCATCAACGTCAACACCGTCTCGCGGCCATGTACCGGAGGCATCGTAATCTTCGCGAAGCTCATAGGGATAAAAAGAATTATCTAATGCACTAAATGAATATTTCATAATTAAACTCCGACCGCAAACCAACTTACTAATGCATCTTGTGGAACGTCAGAAACGCCAAACCCACGACAACCAAACCCCGTGCGGGTGATATTTCCACAATTGATTATGCTGGCATGAGTTAAATTATTACGTTCTGTACAGAGTACGCTATAACATTCTGTCGGGAAAGGTATCGAGAAGCTTACGGTTACTATCCCTGCCGCAGATACTTGTGCCGAGCCTTGTTGAAAAATGCGTCCGTTCGGTAACTTTACATATCCGTTGACGTTGTTTATTTGTCCCCATGCAGACATGTCAGGAATCTGACCAGCCCCTGTCCCCACATCCTTTTTGGCCGCGCTTCCTAAACCCAGGTATTTGAGAAGATCCGCGCTAGATTTCCCAGATAAATCCGTGAGAGTACTGTCTAACGGTTGCTTTCCTGCCAACGCATTCGTCATTGTTGTAGCAAAATTCGGATCATCGCCCAATGCCGCCGCCAGTTCATTTAGCGTATCCAGCGCCTCCGGTGAAGAACCAACCAACGCAGCAAGAGCGGCTTGCACAAATGCCGTAGTTGCAAGCTGAGTGTTATTCGTCTCACCTGCTGCTGTAGGGGCGGTTGGAGTACCCGTAAGCGCCGGGCTTTCTTTTGGCGCATACTGTTTGTGCGGGTCATTATCCGCAACATGCGCCGCCATTTGCTGATCAGCATAAGCTTTGACCTGAATAATCGAATCATCCACATACTGGCGGGTAGCCAGCACTACAGACGGATCAATCTTAAGTGTTACAGCCTGGGTACTGCTGACAATCAGAATAACGCGGATCACCTGCACCCTCCCGCTGCCTTCCTGCAACAACGGCTTATAGGTTTCCGCACAGTTAGCAATAGCGATCAAATCGCCCGCACTGTCATACAGACCAATTTCACGGATCCACCACCCGCCCACGTCTTCCGGGATCACCTGCTCGGCAATAATTTGGTTGGTGTTAACGGGGTCAATACTCAGCGTATTAAGCGGCGCACGGCGCAGCTCATGCACAAGAGAGGTTTGCGCAGGGTTTGGCGTCGGTAGTGCACCGTTGCCATCCCCTACCGCCATTTGAGTAATTTCAACCTGTTCACCTAATGCCGTGGCATTCGCCAGTTTCGCGGCTCCAACATTGGTTAACAGGGCATAATATTTAGTTGCCACTTGTTGTGATCTCCACGGTGTCTATCAAATGAATTGCACTGCCCACATATTCCGCACCGCCAACCGAAATGGTTTCGGGGAAATAGGGGTACACCGTCAGCGTGTCGCCCAAATAAGCAGACGCGCCAACATAAAAAGGGCCGGTAGTCTGTAGGTGCAGGCTCATGCCCAGCATGTGGCGACTACAGGGTTTAACATCAGCAATCAGCCGCTCAAGTTCCTGATACGTCTCCTCACTGATGCCTTCATCTTCAACACCGATATCCAGCGTAAACGTGCCGGGGTCGGTGTCGATGTTCCACCACTCGTTAACGCGAATGAAGTAACCAAATGGCTCTACAACCCGCCGCATGGCTCCGGTGGTGCCTTTGTAGCGGTGCAGGTAATACGCATCAGCAATGGCCTTACGCTTCGTTGCCTGGGGCCAGTTTTCATCCCATCGGTCAACGGAAAACGCCCATGCCAGATAGGGCAGCAAATCAACCGGGCAGGTATACGGATCCCAGAGCTGACGCAAAGGTACCCGCACTTCCCCCAGAGACGCGCAGACGCGAGCGGCAACACGTTCAAGGCGCGACGCGCTGGGCGGCAGTAGGGTTTTACTCATCGTACCCCCCAACCGTTATGATGTAGCCAGTGCAGTTTGACGCCTGAGAATCATCAAGCACCATATCAGCCAGCGGCTGCGCCAGTTCCACCCTCTGCACCCCTTCAACATGCAACGCCGCATAAATGGCAGACAGCCGGATATCACGACCCAGACGGCGCTGATCGGCAATGTACGCCTGTAACTTCTGCTCGGATGCCTGGCGGATGGGTTCCGACTCCGGCCCCGGATAGATATACAGCGTGGCATCAATCTCATAAGGCACGATTTCCGCCGCCTGCACGGTCACACGATCGGCAACCGGGCGCACTTCCTCGCCATTCAGCGCACTGGCAACGATATCGATCAACTCCTGGCTGGCCGTTCCGTCCCCCTCGCGGGAAAGTACGGAGACAGTGACGCAAGCAGGCGCTGGGCTGACGGCTGAAACATCGGCAACGCGCCCATCAACAGACAGGCCGAAAAATTCATATGCCGCCGTTGGTCCGGCGACGCTCAGCCCCTCAAACGCCTGCGGGGTACGCATACGCAGATCGGCATCTGACTCCATCACCGCAGGAATAGGCGGTACAACGCTGTCATCTTCAGGGGTAATCGTGAGACGTTCCACGTTGAAGTTTGCCGCCAACTGATCCAAATCACTGCCCACGGAATAAGCCACCATGACCGCCCGCGCAGCCTCATTCACGCGCTGGCGTAGCAACAATTCGCGGTAACAGTTTTCTTCCAGCAGTATGGTGATCGGCTCTGACTCCAGCGACAGAGTACGGCTGATGGTTTCCTGCTCATCCTCCGGGTAAAGGGCAATAAACGCCGCCTTGCGCTCATTGAACAACGTTTCAAAGTCCAGCGGCTCAACCACTACCGGTGGCGGCAATTGGGAAAGATCAATTGTGCCGCTCATGCCCGCACCTGCCTGCCGATCGTTACGTCCGCAGTAAAGGGGGATTGGGTATCGGTGCGGCTGGCTTTGATGGTGGCAACCATCTGCCCCGCCCCGGTTTCCGTCAGCACAATATTGCTCAGAGAGATGCGCGGCTCCCAGAGGAAAAGCGCGCTGTATATCGCGGACATAATGCGAAGGCGCGTTACGGCATTGCCTGGCTGATCAATCAGGTTATTGAGCTGCGAACCGTAGGCCCGGCGCATAACACGCGAGCCAACCGGCGTTAACAGAATGTCACTGATGGATTGAGAAATATGCTCGTTATCGGTGAGCGCTTCGCCGGTACTGGCATTCATCCCGCTATATCTTGCCCTGGTCATTTCGGGCCGTCCGTCTGGCTTCCGCCACTTTCTACGCCGCCGTGTTTATGGGTGTGCAGCACAACGCCGTTTGACGCGATACTGCCACCGCTGTGCTCAACATTGCCGGTCATCGTGCCGCCCTGCGTCATCTCAAACGTGGCACAGGACAGCTTTTTAGTGCAGATCACTTCCGGCGTATCAAGGGTGATTGAAGCTGATGCGGTGCAGGTGATTTTGGGTGCCGTCGCCTCGATAGAGTCAGATGCCTCAACGGTTGCACTCTTCACGCCAGTGGCAACCAATGCGCCGGTTGCCGGATCGTAAGAGACTTGAGCGCCGTCAGGGTGCTTTGTGACGCTGGATGTTTCTCCGCTCTCTGGTGGCTTGCCGCTGTCACTGTATAAACTGCCCCAGATAACTGCCGTTTCCAAATCGCCACCCGGCGCGAAAACAATAACTTGCTCGTTAACTGTCGGTGCCCACCACGTAACCGCCTCGCCTGCGCGCGGGGTTGCCCAGCGGATCCAGTCGGTTTTATTTTCGCCCGTCGCGACTCGCGCAACATAATTTTCATGATCAACTTCTGTCACCGTCCCGATGCGGACAAGGTTGCAGATCAAGCGATAGAGTTCGTTCAGGTTCATAAGCTGGCCGCGTTATTAAATTTACAGCCAGTTTCACGATCCACACACGCGCGCGCAATGTGCGACAGTTGTCAGGGGTGGGTAACAATTGATGGTGATACCGGCACGCACTGCCAGCTATGACAGTGGCGAGTAAGAATATCGAGCACTGTCATGTTTAACAGTGCTGCAGGAAGGTTCAGGGTTGCAGGAAATTGACGATGCTATCCGCAAGCCAATCGAGATCGCTTTCAGTGAATCCCAACAGCTCACGCGCAGGATAACGGGCGCGGGCACCGGGTGCCACGGTATCAACCTCACCATACTGGTGAACACTGGCGATCTCTGCCGTATGACCGGTATAACCCACAACGGCAGCGCTGGCAGTGCCGTAGGCTTTGAGAAAGCGGGCGGTGCGCAGACGGCGGAACATTTTTTCTTTGCGGGTGGTGGTGCGCTTAGTCTGGTTGAGATGGATCTCAATATATCGTTGAATATCACGCTTATAGAACGTGCGCAAAGCCCCTTTATCAACATCGTAGCCAGTGATTGCGCGCAGCTCTCCCCGCCCGGTAGTTCGCCAGTTGCTCAGCTCGCGTGTTTCATCTTTCCATAGGAATTTAATACCGCCCTGAGTGCGCAGGATTTTACGGCGGCGCGGCGTAAAGCTCTCCCCGCTGGGGTTCTTCTGGCTGTTAATACGCTGCTGCTGACGCTTACGCAGACCAGTAGCCACTTCACGCGTGAGTTTGCGGCGCTGGCCCGGTGCAATTTGCGCGGCCACGGTAGCAAGATAATCATCAAGTGCATGAAACAGCGGGTCAACGTTCATTTAGTCCGCCCACGTCTCGCCGCTTACCTGATCATTAAAGACCAGCGACCACGCACCCAGCTCCGGCCCCGGCATAGGATCAGCACGGTGGAAAATCACCGGTTTACCCTCTTCAATCTTGATAACCACCGCTTCACTGGCCTGAATTTTAATGAGTACGTCCATGGTGGAATTGCTCAGGATATCCGCTTCAAAGGTGATGCCATCGCGGGCGCGGTCAGGGTTGAATAACAGTTCAGGCTGATACAGGCGCGCCCATGCCAGAATGGGTAGGCTGAGGGAATCCAGCGGCTCAGGGTAATCCATTGCCAGCACTTCAATGGTGTATTCGTATTCAAACGAGGCAGAACGCTGCCCGGTGCTGACCATGCGCCCCTTTTGGACGTACACCGCCAGATTGTCAGGGTTATCACGAAGCCACGGCACAGCCTGGCTGATGTAATGGCGCAGCAGATCAGGTTTTAACATTGCTATTTCTCCACCGCTTTGGCCCCTGTCAGCGCATAATAGGCCGCTTCACAGGTCAGCCCTCGGATCCTTGCCTGATCAGCAATTGCCGCCAGTTCTCCCGCTCGCTGGTCAGCACTGCGGAACAGCTCGGCAAGCAGCTCGCTACCGGTGGTGCCTGCCGCGCTTTCGCTGGCAGTTGCGGCACGGTGGGCGCGTTCACTTGCTGCCAGTCTGGCGGCGAGTTTTGCGGCTTCGTCATGCAACCCGTCAGAAACAACGCGGGCATGGTCAGCATCAGCAACGGCCTGAGCAATCTGCCCCTCAGCCTTTTTTTCAATCGCATCTATTTCACCCTGTCGGCGCTGCTCTTCGGCTCTGGCCTCTGCCTGCCGCTTTGCCAGCGCGGTAGCATCGGCGGCATCACGTTGTTGCCATTTCAGCGCCCACGCTGCGTTAGCCTCGCCGTATCCAGCGTTATAGCGCTGATGACTGAACCACCAGACTGCCAGGCTACAAACTACGGCGATCAGCGCCGGTTTCCAGTAGGCCAGCAACCAGCTCATGATAGGAACAGTGAACGCTCAGCAGCACGGCGTTTAACCAAGCCGTTGAGAACCTTACCGCCTGCTTTGTTCCACTTCGGAAATTCGTCTGCGGCTCCCTGATAATCGCCAGCGTTCAGTTTTTTCAGCAACGTTGAGCCTTCCAACGACTTCACGCCTAGGTTGTAGGAAAAATCAACCAAGGCATCAAACTGGTTTTGATTAACGGTAACTTTAACCAACCCTGTGACGCCTTTTTCATACTGCACCACACCGCTGCGTAACAGACTGTCAGCGGTTTTCTGGGTGATGGTCATCCCCTTGCTAACCGGCTTACTGTTAACGGGTTGCGTCCAGCCATAACCAATAGTCCAAACGCCCACCGAATCCTGATAGGCGGTAAGTTCGCAGCCCTCAAAGCTTTTAAGTAGAGTCAGGCCGTTATTACTCATTTCCACTTTTCATCCCTCCTATGCGGGTTTCAATAAAGCCGGTCACTTTGTTGCGTACCTTGTCAGCCCCCATAAAGCCGATTGACGCCCCAATAAAGGTAACGGCATTCGAGGGCAAGCCCAGATACTCAAGCGAGGCGGCAACCGTCAGCGTAACGATCCCGCAGACCAGTGAGCCGGTGGCGGTTTTCAGCAGTGATTGACCGTCATAAAGACTCATGAGCGCCGATATGCTCAGCGCCGCGCCTGCCGCGTAAAGCGTCGGCAGATATGTCGCAATCCATTTCATTGTTTCTTCAAGAATCCCCGTGGGTACGTTGCTCATGGCAACCTCTCAATCCCATAGCTGTACGGTTTCCCGCTGGGCGGGTGGCGGTAATTCCGGGAGGTAAACGATTTGCCCGGCACTCAGCAGCGGGCCGCTATTGCACAACCCCGGATTAACTTCATGCACGGTTTCGGTCACTCCCGCCGTTCTGCCGTAATAACGCCAGCAGAGTTCATCAACAGTGTCATCCTGCTGCGCCTGCACGTTCATCAACACAGCTCCGCAAGGCCGCGATCTTCATTCTGTATATCGCGAATTGACCAGCGCACATCTCTCCAGAGTGTATCTATCTGGGTACTAAGTGCCTGAGCATGGTCTTCACCTTTACTGGTGGTATCAATATCGCGGTACCCCTCAATTAGCAGGGCTTTAGTCAGTGACCAGACGGCATTTTTATAGCGCCAAACCTTCACCGATTCGCCGTTAACCGGATCGGCGGGGATCTCCGCCAGAGCCTGATAACCGGCATCAACTTGCACCTGCTGCCACAAAAAAAGCTGATCGTTGACGTGGGCCACTGCCTCAATGGTGCGGGACATAAGCCTGTCGGTAGTGACCTGCCCGTCAAGCCGCATGGCCCGCCGCAGGTCTGCCAGCACAATCACCGGCCAGAAAGGCAGGCTTTCAACTTTCGCGCCGCCATCGTCAGGCGCGGGATCTGATGGCGGTCTTACCGGTTCGGTGGCGACCAGGCTCATACAGGTATCTCCATAAGGCAGGCGGTGGACGGTGTGACGCAGTAGAGGCTGGGCCTTATTACGTCACACCGTGCCGCCTGGTGCGCGGGGGCACGTTCGTTATGGCTTCGCGCGGTTACGCGTCGCCTTGTTCTTTCCTGCCGGTTTTGCCGGATTACTCTTCGGTGTTTTTGCTGCGGCGGCGCGCGGGGCGCTCGAAGGCGCTGCTTTCACAGCCTCCGGTTTCGCTTCCGGCTTGGCCGGTGGCGTTTCCCCCTCACCTTCTCCGCTGTTGGACGTAGTGAGCTTTTTGATATTGCGATCAAGTAATTCGATATCACGCGCCACACCGATTTTTGCATTGAGCTTGATAGCCTCCTGCAAATGATTGCGGGCGAGCTGCTGCGATTCAACATCCTGATCGATACGTACGGTGTACCCCATGGCTTTAAACAGCTTTGCCCTGACCTGATCGGGCATATCTTCATGAGTGGTGATACCGTTCAGCGCGTTGAGGTTATCCATGCTCACCGTTGCCTTTGCCGGGTTCGCTTTGAAGGCGGCAAGGATGGGATCGCAAATCTCTTCAACCAGCACCGTGGCAGTGGTACGACGGTACTGATCCGGCATAGGGATTTTATGGCGTAACACGTATTGACCTAACCGCAGCGCCTGCGCGATATCTCCGGCATCCACTGCCCAGATCATGACGGTGGTGATCACTTCGTCTGCCTGGCCCGTATCTGCCTCTAACGTGCCATCAATCCACGGCTGGTAATCTGGCAGGCGTTCGCTTTTGAGCTTCGCTTTACCAGCGTTTGACTGGATGCGGCTTAGGTCGGCTTTATCCATGCGCAGACGAAAAAGTATTTGCTCGTAAGCTGTCTTTTCGGCTGTTGACGGCCTGCCACTACTGCGGCGCTCCGCCATCACCCGATCAAAGTGCTTTTGTGCTGGTGTTAACATTTATGCCCCCTGAACAGGCCAGCAATTAGCTGGCCTGCGGCGTCTTATTGTTCTTCGCTTGGTTCTGCGGGTACTGACTCGGCGGCGGTGATGCCCTCGATCAGACATCCGAAGCCGTAATCTTCAATGACATAGGCGTCATTAGAAGAGCTGTACGTTGAGACGCGGTTATATTCCGGCTCCTCAACGATGCGGCGACGGTGCCCACCTTCCTGCCAGTAGATTGAGAGGTTTTCCCAGGAGGTAATGAACATGCTGCCGTCTGGGAAGAATGGCGCGATGAATGACGGCAGGTTGCCGATCGTTTTACGCGATGCAATCAACTGCCCAGCCAATGCCTCAGAGTTTGGGTTATTGGTGCTCACGGCGTTGATGATCGGGAAAGAGCGGTTAACCGTCAGATTACGCCCGGTGATCACCACCAAATCCGGCGAATCTTTGTACCACTCATCCATGAGTGAACTGACCGCATCAAACACAATGGAGTCGTAGTTGCCGTAATCACCCTTCGCAATCACCTGGTTGGTATCGTCGCGGCTGGTCACGGTGATATTTTTCATGACGCGCTGAGCAGCATTAACCCGGTACTGTTGGAGCCAACCAGTACCGCAATCCTGCAATAACGGGTTAGCGGCACGGTCTGATTTCTCCGCATAGCTGGTACCGTTGAAACCGATCATTATGCGATCAAGTGCGATACGCTTGATGATCTGATTACTCAGGCGCTGCTGAAAGTCCGGGAATTTCGCCCAGGCATCAAGCTGTGTATACGGCGTGAAGGTATCGGCGTTCACCTTATTACAGGTGTATTTATTCGAATCCAGCGCCGCCAGATTAGTCGGCTGACGGCGATCGGTAGTCGAATTGTTGGTACTGGAAACCGGGCCGCTGACGCCCAAACCAATTTTTTCGCCCGACTGGTCGTTAACGCCATAAATATTGATTAACTTAAGCATCTCAGAAGACTGTTGGATTTTGTCTTCTAGCGTCTGCTCAACGCTCGGATCAATGCTGTACGCTTTAGTGATGTGGGAAGCGCTGATATGGTTGAGTTCAGCCTGTCGCTGAATGTACTTATCAAACAAATCACGGGTTGTATTACGCATTTTATTTTCCTTTACTGAACCTGACGCACTGAGCTTTATCAGCAATCAGCCAGATGTTGAGTTGATTGACCATCGCCACCAGTGGCAGGCGGGCGCTGGTTGTATTGCTCTGCGTCCTGGCCTTTCAGTTTTTCTTCCAGCGCTTTGAAATCATTACGCAGGCTTTGCAGCTCGGTGGCGTCAGCTTTAGCTTTTACCGCCGTTGAAAGCTGTGTTGTGCTGTCCAGCAGCTTGCCCTGACTTTCAGCAATCGCCTCGATAGCTTCACGGTTTTCACCGTTCTGCTGGCTTAATTGTTGCTGCGTGCCGCCCAGCAGTGACTTAATGCGGGCAAAGAAGTTTTTGCCCTCATCCTGCGGGGGCTGTTCGTCTTCAAACTCCATCGTGGATTCAACGGACGCAGTGAAGAAACAGGCAGGATCATGCTTGCGGGAGGACAGCGGATTAACCGGATTGTTAGCACAGAACTGCATCATTTCGGTGCCCAAACTGGCAGGGCTATCGGTGCAGGCCAGCCCCATCAAGTAGGCTTCGCCGGTATCAGCAAAAGATGGATGCACCTCTATGCTGTGATAAATTTTCTGGCGGTTCTTTTTCATCGCAACCAGATCATCAGTGGCATCAACCTGCACATATAAGCCCATTTTTCCCTTTAGCGGCTCTTCGGTGATCTCTTCCGCCTTAACGGAAATAACATCGCCATACGCGCGAAAATCGCTATTTGGTGAGTAGCCCCGCAGGTGTTCAAGATTGACGCGGGCACCGTATACGGTGGGGTTAAAACGTTGTGCCATCTGCACAATATGCTGACGCTCGAGCGTCCGGCCATCGCAGGTGGCACCCTCGACAGCAACACGAAATGGTCTTGACTTTGGCATGTCGAAATCCCGAATGAGTGAATGATATTAACCAGTGCCCCTATCATTCCCGTCACAGCCGGAAGGCGCAAAGCGTTGCTGTTGTTGCCGCCATCCGACAATGACAACCCAGAGCGACACGCGCGCGGGCGCGGTACTCTGCGACAATGAAACAGACTTCCCCCGATGAACCACGGATCGCCGCTAAGGTCATGTACTGGCAGGCATACAGCATCACGCAGATCGCAAAATCGATCGGCGTGAGTTCCAACACGCTGTATTCATGGCGTCGCCGCGATAAGTGGGACGAGTCCACGGCACTGGAGCGCGTACAAGACCGGATGCAGGTGCGGCTATTACGCCTGACAGAAAAGCCAGACCTGACCCCGCACGACTTCAAAACCATCGATCTGTTGACCCGTCAACTGGTGCGGATGGAACGTGAAGAGCACCGCAGCGAAGAGAAAGGGCGCGAGAAGAAACAGAAAAATCATTTTGCGGAGGAGCAGATCCGGCAGCTTCGCGCTCTGGTGCTGGATTCGCTCTACGAGCATCAAAAACGCTGGTACAAACAGCGCGAGCGTCGCAACCGCTTTATCCTCAAATCTCGCCAGATTGGTGCCACCTGGTACTTTGCCCGCGAAGCGCTGCTAAGGGCGCTGGAAACCGGCAACAACCAGATATTTTTATCAGCAAGCCGCGCCCAGGCATTCCAGTTCAAAAAGTTCATCCAGCTACTGGCGGCACAGGTTGGGGTTGAGCTAAAAGGCGGCGACGCCATCACCCTGAGCAACGGCGCAACGTTCTATTTTCTCGGTACATCTGCAGCAACAGCGCAGAGCTATACCGGCGATCTGTATCTTGATGAAGCATTCTGGATCGGCAACTTCCTCAACCTGCGCAAAGTCGCGGCAGGCATGGCAACCCATGAAGGACTGCGCAGAACTTATTTTTCCACGCCATCGAGTGAAGAACATGAAGCCTATCAGTTCTGGACTGGGGATCTGTTCAACAAAGCCAGGCCGAGAGCTGAACGGGTTGAAATAGACATCACCCACAAAGCGCTGAAAAACGGCAGGCTGGGTGGTGATGGGATCTGGCGGCAGATTGTCACCATTGAAGACGCGGTAAAACTCGGTTTCGACAAGGTGAAGATCGACACCATTAAAGCGGAAAACTCCCCGGAGGATTACGACAACCTTTACCGCTGCCGTTTCGTTACCGTGGGTGAACGCGCCTTTAACTACAACGCCATGATCGGCTGCTGCGTTGACGGCTTCAATGATGATGTATGGCCCGACTGGAATCCGTTCGCACCCAGACCAATAGGCGATCGCGGGGTGTGGGTTGGCTATGACCCTAACGGGGGAAGCGGTAACGGCGACTCTGCCGGGCTGGTTGTGATAGTTCCGCCAGCAGTACCGGGCGGGAAGTTCCGCATTATCGAACGCGTTCAGCTTCGTGGTATGGAGTTTGAAGAGCAGGCGAAAGCCATTGAGGCGCTGACTGAGCGTTACAACGTTCAACACATTGCGATAGATGGCACTGGTATTGGTGATGCTGTCTGGCAGTTGGTGATCAAGTTCTTCCCGCTGGCGGTTAAATACCAATATTCCGCTCCGCTCAAGCGCGCCATGGTAATGAAAGCGCTCATGCTTATCCGTGCCGGTCGCCTTGAGCTGGATGCGGGGATGCTGGATCTCGTTCAGTCATTTATGACGGTGCGCAAAATACAAAAAGGGGGCGTGATGACCTACGTTTCTGACCGCAAGCGCGGCAGCAATCACGGCGATCTGGCCTGGGCATCAATGACAGCTTTGTATAATGAGCCGATCGGCAGCGAAAGCGGCGGCGGTAGTGACAGTTTTGTAGAGGAGTTTTAAACGTGAGCCGCAGAAAACAAAAATACCAGGCCAGAGAAACGCAGCAGCCTGCTGCCATGGAAACCAGCGCGGTTGAATCGTTCAGCTTTGGCGACCCGATAGCCGTTACCGATCGCAATATGTTCTATGACCTGATGGAGTGTACAGACAACGGGGTATGGTTTGAGCCACCGATCAGCCCCTACGGCGTGGCAAAGATGTTTGATTCAACCGCCTACCACCAATCACCGCTGATCTTTAAACGCAATGTGATCGCGTCCTGCTATATCCCTCACCCATTGCTGAGCAGGCAGGAGATGAGCGCCTGGGTGCTGGATTATCTGGTATTTGGCAACAACTACATGGAAGTACGCCGCAACATGTTGAGCGAGCCTATCGCGCTGAAACATGCCCAGGCTAAATACACCCGGCGCGGCAGCGATCTGAGGAAAGATCAGTACTGGTTTATCACCCGCCGCGATGCGGACTACCCATTCAAGCCGGGCAACATCTGCCAGATAAAAAACCCCAGCATTCACCAAGAGATTTACGGCGCGCCTGAATATATGGCCTCGCTGCAAAGTGCCATGTTAAACAATGAAGCAACCATTTTTCGCCGTAACTACTACATCAACGGCAGTCATGCAGGGGTCATTGTTTATCTGACCGATCCAATCGCAAACAATAAAGACGTTGAAAGCTTGAAAAAATCATTGAAGGACGCGCGCGGCGGGGGCGCATTTAAAAACTTATTTGTTTACGCAGCGGGCGGGAAAAAAGACGGCTTGCAGATTATGCCATTCAGTCAGATAGCAGCCAAAGATGAGTTTACCGGTATCAAAGATGCAACGCGTGATGACATGCTTGCCGCGCACCGCGTTCCGCCTCAACTCATGGGCGTAATGCCAGGCAATGCCGGGGGCTTCGGCGACGTAGAGAAAGCCGCCCGCGTGTTCTCCATCAATGAACTGACGCCGATACAGGAAAGTTTGAAAGAGCTGAATGACTGGCTGGGGATTGAGGTGATCCGCTTTAATCCATACGCTTTGGCAACTCCATCAACAGCCGCCTGAACATTCAAAAATATTGATACCTCACCCCGTCAGCGGGTGAGCGCAACTACCTCATAAGCCAAATGCCATATAAGCCCCTCAGCGCCACGCTGTCAGGGGCTTTTCTTTTGCACCCCCTGACCAGACCACGACGCAACCACATCAAAACAGGGCCGCACAGACGCGAAAAAGGGTATTAACAGGTATACACTCCTTACCCCCTCAGCGCGCGATGGTTCCCCCGCCTCGCCCGCACACAGATCCCCCGTCTTTTTGTGCAATCTTGCAGATCACGGCAGGCCGCGCCGCGTCTAGGTTTGTCGGGAAAAAGTACCATCAAAAAAATTGTGCAAACGTGCGCGGAATTTTGCACCAAAAACGCACACTTTCTGAAAGCGAGGGTTTAAACGGCATCAACCTCATTGAGCGCGACCATAATTGCCAGCCTTTCAGCAGGCGGCAAGGCCGCATATTTTGCGCGCCAGCGCTCCACTTTGCGCTTAATGCGGCTGCGATCATTGTAATCTTTGCCAGCAAACGCATGGGAATAGGCCCGCCCTTCGCCGTAGTTCATCCAGATTTTTTCTGTTCTTACCCCGCCGCGCGTCATGGCCTGAAATTCCAGGCTGCGCCAGCCTGCTAACGTCTCGTCATAAAGCTGTGATGGGTAGCCAGATAAGATCACGCTGACATTTTCCGGCAGGCTCATGAGGCAGGCTAACAGGCGCTCATGATCGGCAACGGTATACTCATGACGGTAACGGGCGCGACTTGTACGCGTCTCCGGCATATAGGGCGGATCAACGTAAAGAAGCACATGGCTATAAACGGGAAAATGTGGAAAATCAAAACGGTTAAGACAATCAACCGCATCACCGTTAACCAATTCGCAAAAAGGCGGGGCCACATTCACGAACCTCTCCAATGTTTCCGGATCAATATCAATGCCAATATTATGCCGGGCGGGTGGTTTACGCAGCATGATAGCCCCACCGCCTAAGTGAGTTTCAATGTATGTATCATGCGGCGGCATCTCGGCAATGATTTTCTGATAAACCCCACTACCGCCTTTACTCCCTAAATAACTCATCCTTAAAACCTCATCTTCTGCTGCAGCACGGTCAAGAATGACGGTGCTCGATATATATGGCCAACATTGCCAAATCTGACAGTGCGGTACTCAATGAGCGCCACTTTGTGGCGCTAGCGGACTCTTTGCCGCCCGCGCCAGCAGAATCGTTATCCCCCGCGCAACAAGTTGCGCCGTTTATATCGATTTTCACCACCACCGCTCGATCAGCACCTCACCAACAGCCCGAATTAAAACCCACGCAAACAAAACTACCGCCGCAGCAATCCATGCAGCCCGGCGCTTTGCGGGAACATTCACCCGCATCCAGTCGTAAGCAGAAACTGTCAGTAAAAAACCTATAAAATCCAAAATCATTTTCATTTTCCCTTTCTTACTGTCCATCATCTGCCGATATAACTGCCGCTCTCAAGCGGCTAAACAACTCACCAGCTTTGTGGCTGGCTAAGCCTTTACGCCATGGCTTATCAACACCGGCAATAATCAATTCACCCGTAACAGGATTCGCGCGATATACGGTATCCAGCACCGAAACTTCATTACCGCGCGCCAGTTGGATGGCCTGCGGCTTGCTGATTTGTACTTTCTTAACTTGCGCCCATGACTGAACCAACCCAGCCAGACCCGCAATTGCCGGTGATAAAACCTGCTCTTGTTGCCTTACCACTTTGGCGGTTCTTAGATAACTCTCAGCCCGGCTAATATCATCGTCGGTACATTCGCCAATGGTTATGGCATGAGCGAGATCCTCATAGAGTTCCGCAGGTGTTTTCTTAGGCGTTTTGAAGTTGTGAAGGCTTTCGCTTATCCGTTTTCGCTGTTCGCGTGATAGCTGACCGATCTCAAACTGTTCAGGCTCTAAAACTGGCGGTGATCCGCCGCTCGAATTTGAGCGTTTTTTAACCTCGGTACAGTTATTGACACGAGTCCTAGAGGGCGCGGACGCGCCCCGAAGGTCAAAATCAAAACCAACGGCCTGCCCGGAGTCATCTAAAATCTCCGGTTTCATCCTCACAATGCGGTAGGAATGCAGGCGGGTTTCAATTGGTGGAATGTGAACGGCGGGCATCATCAGACCTTTGATAAGATCCAGATATTCACCGTAATCATTAGGCTCATCTTTCTGCTGGTACCAGATGCGCAGCGGCAGATCACGGCGGGCAACCAGCGCCCCACCCTGCAATTGGGTATATTGCTGCCAGTCGCCAGCATCCGCAGCGCGGTGCAGCTCGGCAAACAGCGGGTTTATCTTGTCCGCCTGTTCCTGATTACGGAACCGGCGCAGCTCACGCCAGACTGATACCGGGGCACCGCCCAGAAACTGAAACTGACGGATCCCCCAGCACGATGCCCAGGCGGTAGCGTGTTTAGCGGTTTCTTTCAGCGGCCTGCCGCTCTCGTCGTCGGTTTCACCGTCAAGCGCATATCCATCAATATTTTTACTGATGTACTTCACCACGTAGCCGGTGGCGCTGCCGATTGCCTGATCGATCGGCTTCATTTCAAAGCGCGGGCGGTTGCCGTGCTTACCCTGCAACTCTTCCGAATCTTCGCGGGTTGCGTAGTCTTCCATCACTTCCAACAACTCGCCGGAATGTTCCGGCAAAGAGAACAGCAGGCCGTGCCAGTGCGGCGTACCATCATGGTGAGACTCAGCCACCCGCAGACCAAAGACCGGAATTTCACGGCGGGCCAGCTCAGCACGGATCTGTTGCCACACCCTGTTAAGGTAGCGTTGCGTGGCTCTTGGGCAGGATCCATTCCATTTGGGATTACGATGACCGAATACGGTATATGCGTGGTATTTGGATGGGGCTGTCAGAGTAAAAAACTGACCTGAATAGCCGCTTTCAGTGGCTACTTTCTCAAAGCCACCAATACGGGTCATAAGTTCAACACGGCGCAATGCCGGGTTAGATATGCTCTTATCGATCTGCTCAATAAGTGAAATACGCTCTTTGGTGTCCTGGTCTTCCAGCTCAAGGCGAGCCATGATCGCACGGCTGCGTTTGCGCCTTGCGTCCCACTCATCAACGTGATGCTTACTGCAATACGGCGCAGCCCCACGTTTCACATCACCAAAAGCAATATGCAGGTGCTCACGCCAGCGGGTAGCGTACTTTTTCAGGTTACGATGCCAATAACGATCATCCAGCATTTTGCTAATACTGGTTGTAGCGTCATCAATAAACAGCGCACCACGGCAATACTTTCCCCAGTTCGGCGGCGTCAGGAAGAAAAGCCGGGCAAGGTTCGCCGCTTCGGTATAGAGGTATCCCGCATACCGGCGATCACTCTGCATCTCTACCGTTTCGTGAACCTCACTCAACACTGACTGCATATAGATCGCAATATCCTGCGCAAGCAGCTCAACATCTTCCTGCGTGAAGTCTGGGAGGCGGTTAAAACGCTCAACCAATCCGTGCAGAATGCTAAACGTGTGGTAAAGCGAGTTTAATCCCTTAAAAGCTGTATCCGCCTGAGATTTTGCCTCATCGGTCATATCAATAGCGTATTGCTCACTCACCATATTAATGGGCGGCAGATCCCTGCGGATAATATCGCGCAGTGCCAGACGGGCTATGTGCCTGCCCTTCATGGTGTGAATACTGTCGATGCGAGATGAAAGGCGCAGACGGATGAAACGAGGAAGTGGCGAAAGAGTGAGTTTCACCCACGCCAAAAACTCCTGTTCTTGACCCAGCTCAACTAGATCAACAACGGGAGTCTTATCAATACAAATGGCATTTTTTGGCTTCTGCCATTCGTGATCGTACTGGGTGGTGTCAGGTGCGCTACCCGGATACGGAGGGGGCGGCGTCGGGACGCCGCGCCCACTTGCTGCGGTGGTCATCGCACGCCCATGTACCGATCAATCATCTGGTGCTGAATACCCAGCCCCAACTTTTCAGCAAGCGCATGCTCAGCCTTTGCCCCAGCAGACTGTTGCCAACCGTCCAACATGAAGATGCCATCAGCGCAGCGAAGCATGGCAAGGCAGATATCCATATACTCCGCTTGCTCTAAGCCATCCGGCAGGATCGCCGGATTAAGAGCAACGTTTCCGCGCCGTACAATGTGCGCCGCAGCACGGTGAAACGCCGGGCGATTAAAGCCAGGTAATCCGCTCATTGGGCCAGCGATATAGATTTTTGACATTACAGAGCCTCCATTTCTGGATCAGCTGGTAATGACAAATGAGGCACCCGCACCAGTATCGCAGTGCCTTCAACGGCTGAAATAGCAAACAGGCCGATCACTCTCTTTTGTTCGGCTGTCATTTTTAAAGCCACGGTTCTGCCGCCGTAATTGAAAAAAACCGCAACGTTTTTCATTTGGTCTAACTGCAATTTGCTCCCCATTAGAAAGCCTCCTGATCATCAAACGCACCCGCAGCAACCATCTCGTTGTAAGTCGCATTACCCATCACCGCCCCACAATCCGGGCAGCATCCACCTCCAGCGCGCCCGCACCCTTCGCATACCTTGAGAACGCCGATCACCTCTTTGGCCTTCTGGCGGTTGCTGGTGTCAGTACTAACAGAGCGCTGCACGTCGATTTCATGCAGGCGGAAGCGGTGGTAAATCTCGCGGGTGGTTTTGGTGTCGCTGTTGGAAATGACAACCGGCGCGCCATATTTGCGGTTCACTTCCAGCAGTTCCGCCGCTAACTGGCGGTGGTGCAGCTCGGTGAATGGCTCGGTATGGTATTGGGTGAAATTGGCGGTATCGCTGGCAGGCAGGTACGGCGGATCGCAGTAAATGGCTTCATCTGTTCCAACCATCACTTTGAGGGTGTTTTGAAACGTACTGCACAGGAAAATGGCTTTTGTGTCGTTGGCCTTCTCCGCGAAGTGGCGGATCTCCGCTTCGGGAAAGTAAGGCGCAGACTTGTGCTGCCCAAATGGCACGTTATAACCACCGCTCTGGTTGTAACGCACTACCCCGTTGTAACCGTGGCGGTTGAGATAGAGAAAGAGAGCCGCGCGAGCAACATCAAGCAAGCCCTTAGTGCCGTTGAAAATGCTGCGGTTTTGTAAATAGTCCTCTTTGGAATTGCCAGACGTAAAAAGCGGGCGCGCAAGGTCAATCACCAGTTCAGGATTGCTCTTTACCTCACGATAAAGGCGGATCAAGTCTGGGTTGATATCCGCAAGGATATAGCGGCGATAATCAGTATTGAGAAACACCGAAGCCCCACCAACAAACGGTTCAACGAGGCAATCAGCTTTTGGTAAATGGGGCAGCAATTCAGACATAACGCGGCTTTTACCACCGGGCCATTTGAGTAGAGATCGAATCATTTTGCTTTCTCCTGGGTGCAGGAAGCCCGGCGCGGTGATGCGCCTGACTACTGGTTAATCATTCAGTGGTTAATTGATTGCGCCATCCGGCGCGGGTGGTGGTTCGCGTAATGCCTGAATTTCAAGGCGAGGAGCGGCGTGATCGGGAAACTCCCACGGCAAAGCGGTAGCCAGCTCGGCAAGGCGCTTAATTCCCAACATCAGGCTCACCTTGTCCTGAGAACTGAACTGTTCGAAAGGCATGGTGAGATGGGAGTGTGTAAGCGACGGCAGATCGTTGAACCGCTGCGCGGCTTCGTTTGCCAGCAGAATGATCGCTTTTTTCTGAGTCTCGCCCAGACGATTAAAACGGCTCGCCGTGTCATTGGTGCGGGAAGCTGAAACCTTCGATTGCAAACGCGCGCGCTGTTCAAGAAACATCTGACGCCCAGAGGCTGACTTATTTTGTCCGATACCCATAACCTTCTCCCCTCTCACTACCGCTTATCAGGCGCGCCACTCAGAAATAACGCCCCGGATAAGCACCGGTTTCCCGGTGCCTCTCTTACTCGTCGCTCTGCTGCCCTTTGGCTGGCTTAATCGCAGGCCAAACCAGAACAACGAGCGCCCCCACAAAGAACAGATCGCCAACCGCTGAGAGCAGATAGCTGGTGAAATCCACTGCTACCACCATGAAAGCCAGCAACAGAACCAGCGCGGGCCGCAACATGCTCAGCATTTGGCTCATCAGATATAATCCTCAACGCGCAGGCCCAGACGGCGCCCAACCTCTTCCAATACTTTCTGCTCTTCCGGTTCGATCTGACCGTCAGCCTCGGCAATGGTCAGCATGTTGACGAAAACTTCTTCCGCCTCTTTCGGATCATTTTTGATATCTTCGATTTCACGCAGGATATTCATGCGACCAACACGGAAGCCCGCTTCAAGCTGTTCCGTGAAGCGGGTGATCAGCGCGGTGATTTCGTTGCCGTAATGGCTCAGGCGGGGATTGGAACGCAGCAGTTGATCAAGCTTTGCCGTTTCCTCTTTCTCAATTTCACCATCAGCAGCAGCAACCAGCAGACAGCCGCCAACAATGGCTTCCATCAGATCGCGGTTTTCAACTTTCTTTAATTCAACTTTTACAGCAGCGGTTTTTTTCTTGAACATACCAAACATAACGAACCCCTTATTTTGGGTGTGTGAATTCGCCATCACTTAATAAAGTGATAACAGTGAGAAAAAGTTAATTAATGAAACGCAGTTTAATCCTAAGAATTAAATAAACTTCCGTAATATAGAAATAAATGAAGCAAATAATCCTTTGTTTATCTTTTTCGTATAAACAAAGGGTTTACTCATTCCCTTTATGAATTGAACCTTTGTAGATTCTGGTTTGAAGAAGCGCCCGTCAGGCGTTTCAATCCAGCCGTTAACGTGGCGGTGGTGCGTCACCTGACAGCCTTGTTTCAACAGGCTGGCAAGTGACGGATGCTGGTTTATATTCATTACTGCGAACTCCCATCACGGATTTGATCAACGGTTTTCATCGCTTCCGCTAATGCAAAGTCACGCCCAAAATAATTACCATCACTTAACACGCTATACGCAGTTCTCATTGTTGCTGAGTTGCGCGGACATTTATGAATAGTAAAACCGCGATAAACATAACTATGGCGACTTAATTGAATTAATTGGCTCATATTATTTCCCAGCAATTATAACAAGTGGTTTGACATAATTACTTTTCTTAAACCTTCATTCTCAGCGCTTCCTGCGCTTCTTCGTAAGCAACCAAGAATTCGTAAACCATGTTTACTTCGCGTTCTTTGCCTCGTTTCTTTTTGGAGATCGTAAGGCGGTTTTCATTGGCTTGTTGTTGCACGGTTCTGACTGTCTGCCCGGTGACTTCTGCATAAGCCGAAAGGGTCAGCATTGGATATGGAAGGCAAAAAACTACCGGACAATCTGGCATTTTTACCATCAACGGCTTGGGCTTGCGTGTTGTCATGGTTTATCCTCATAGATCGAGCCGGATTTAACCGGATTTTGTCGGACTCAAGGGATACATATGTAACCCTTGATACAGAGTTTAAGGGGACATTTGTCACCATGTCAATGCGTTTAGGGCAAAAGATTAGAGACGTGAGGGAATCAGAGGGTCTAACTCGGTTCCAATTCGCTGAATTAACTGGCATTGCTGAGAGCACTCAGAAGGCATACGAGACAGGGAGAAGAGACGGGGTAGGCAGCGAAATCTTGCTTAAGGTTACGGAGCACCCCCGATTTGAAAAATATACTCTTTGGTTAATGACGGGTAAGACGTCAGAAGCAGCGGGGCAAATCTCCCCGGCTCTCTCCCCTGATGGGCAAAACGACATATCTACCCCCCAAAACGACCAAAAGGTTGGCTGATCGCATTGAAAATTATGGATAAATGGTCTAGTGGCGGGATTTGCTATGAACGGAACTATTTCGAATGACGATCAGTAAACTGGATAGCGGCCAATACCTTGTTGACGTTCGCCCTAAAGGGCGCAGCGGTAAACGCGTACGCAAGCGGTTTGATACTAAGGGAGAGGCGCAACAGTATGAACGCTGGGTGATCGCAACGCAGAACAATAAAGATTGGCTGGAGAAACCCACAGATCGCCGCACTCTTACCGAATTTATTGAACTTTGGTGGAAGTACAAAGGCCAGTCGCTTAAAACAGGCGCACAGGCAAAGTTACATCTCTTGGCTATAGCCCGCGACGTTGGCAACCCGCCCGGCGCGAAAATGACGAAGGGGATTTTTTCGGATTACAGAGCAGAACAACTTAAACGCGGACTCAAACCAGCAACCGTTAATAAGTATCAGAAGCTACTTAGTGGCGTTTTCACAACGCTGATTAAAGCAGGCCAGTATAAAGATGTTAATCCTATGAAAGGGATTGATTTACTAAGTAAAAATCAATCTGAAATGACATTTTTAACACAAGACCAGATCCAGATTTTTTTAAGTGCGTTAACAGGTGATAACTTAAAAACAGCCCGTTTATGCCTGGCTACCGGAGCGCGTTGGAATGAAGCAGCGACCCTGTGCCGTTCTGCGGTGATGAAGCATAAAGTGACGTTCATAAATACCAAGAATGGGCAAAACAGAACCGTGCCGATATCTCAATCATTGCATGATGAAATTATGGCAGGTGATGGCAACCGCCTCTTTCCTGACGTCCACTATTTAAATGTGCGCCGCGTTCTCAAATCCGTAATTCCTGACCTGCCAGACGGACAGGCAACCCACGTCATGCGGCATACATTCGCCAGCCATTTCATGATGAACGGCGGCAACATTCTGACACTGCAAAAAATATTGGGTCATGCGTCTATTGTGCAGACGATGGCTTACGCCCACTTTGCCCCGGATTATCTCAATGATGCCGTGCGGCTAAACCCGCTGGAGAACGGATCCCACGCAAAATAG